TCCAAGACCGACGTTAAAACTAAAAGAAACAAGGCCATCAAACTGACCTTGTGTAAGAGGGACAGGGCAGAAAGTAGAGACACCTCGCTCAAACCTTGCCAAATCTGCTCTAAGAATTGCATCGACTTCCTCCATAGGGTACACACGGTTATCTTCTGGGCGTAGCTGGATAGCCGCCCGTTGGTCTACAGGCAACTTGGCCTGTGAGTCATACATTAGATGCCCGACGCCCACCGTCCAGAGGTATACCGAGTCCCGATAAGGCTTCTGCCTCACGCCCTCGTGATGCTTGATATCCTCAATACAACGGGCACTGACGTTCATTTCTTCTCAAAAGCCTGTGAGCCAAACCAGAAAGCTACGATAGAAGCCCAGATTAACTGGGTGTCGTTATCCCATAGTTGGTCTAAGCATTCGGTAAATGGGACGCTAGAGTGCCATGCGTAGAGAAATCCTGCCACATCCACAAAGACCAACAGAGCAAACATGCCATAGGTCAAGATTGGGCGAACCATTGCACGGGCATTAATTACCCACTGAGACGCACCCTTGCTGATCTCTATGTCATGGGCGTACAGGGCTTGACGCTCTTGTAAGGCAAACTGCGTCTGGGCTATGTCAGCATTAACTTTGACCTCATCCAGATGTATAGCCTCGATGTGCTCTTGGGCTTCTAAGCCAGCCTTCTTCAAAGTCAATTCCCGTTCTGTCTGCATGGCCGCCAAAGCCAGTTCATGCTTCTTGTCTGCACGGTCTTGGAAGAACTCTAATAGCTTGGGTAGTCCGCCCATGAGGAATGACAACAGTGTTGAGAGTAGGGTCAGCATTATTTTTCCTTTAGTTCACGTTTCAACTTACGCAACTCTTTGATTTCTTGTTTGAGTTGAGCTTTCATGTATAGGGTTTCTACGTATGCCATTGAGGTTACTCCGACAATAATGCATATCGCCACTCCTATCAAAATCCAGAAGACCAGCTTCGTAGTTGCCACATCAGCCACCCAAAAAACATAGAGATAAACATCACGGCAATCACCCCACTTGTTACTTGAATGCAGTAAATCTCGTACTGCTCCTTACGCCATCTAGCCAATCTAGCCCTGCGAATCTGTTCCGTCCTTGCCCATTCTTGTTCACGTTCAATCTGAGCGTGCATCTTTAGGAATCGGCTATACAAATCCTTCAACTCTATCGGCGCGTAGACCATAGCCTCTCGCACCTGATCCATCAACTTCTCCAACTGCAACTCAATCAGCGCACGCTCTATAGCCTTCTTGCTAGTGTTCTGTTCTGGGTTGTAGTTGGTCTTAGATTCTTCTTCTAGTTCAAGGTAGTGGGTTGCAATTGCTTGTTGCGTGTCAAAGAGCACTCCGAGATTTGCTCCGATTTCGCTGACAAGTTTGAACTCAAGTTCTTCGTAAGATTGCTGCCGTTTAGCAACTTTCTTTTGCGCCACAGGCTTTGTTTCGGCTGGCTTCTTGTTAGAGAAGAGTCCAACGAACCAGTCAAATACATTTCTGATACCTTTAACATCGGCAAGAACTCCCTCGACAGTTTTCTTGGCTCCTTCCAACTCCATGCGGCCTTCGTGCAGGAGAGAACATCCCTGCTTAATAAAGCCAACGGCGGTCTGAGCCGCCATAAGGAGAGTGAATGGGTCCACATCCTAGTTAGGTCTGTGAAGTTTGCTGCTGTTCTTGTTGTGGTGCTGTGAACTCCCCAGTTTCAGCGTTGTATGTCCAACCCGGCTGAACTTCTGTTGGACAAGAGACCATCTTGTCTACCAAGTCAAGGTGAAAACATTGCTCAATAGAAAAGCCTTCTACTGGAATGCAAATCTCTATAACATGACCGTCGTGAATTCTTGCGTATTTCATTTTTACCACTCCACAATAACTAAACCACCAGCACTTGTTGTTGTATTGCTACCATAGGCATTTCCACCACCTGGAAAACCGCCAAAAGGACCGCTATTACCACAACCGCCACCATTTACTCCACCTTGGTTGTAAGCCCCACCGCCACCTGTTCCAATAAAATCAATATTGAAAACACTGCTTCCCACAGGGAAAGCTTGAGGAGGAATCCAAAGATTAGGTGAAGCGCTATTGTTGATTCCACCAAGAGTTAAAAATCCATTGCCACCTACATAAGAAATATTCCCACCAGAATAAGACCAACCTCCCCCTGCACCCCCCGTGGATGGCGCAGGAACGTTAGTAGAAGTTGGACCATTCCCTCCATTACCAATAAGACTTGCAACACCACCACCTCCGCCACCAGAGGTAGAAGCGCTGTAAGTACCTTTACCACCAGTATTATTTATATCACCACCAATACCCGTACCACCATTGTTAATGTCAGATTGGCAAGCATATGTGCCACCAGTAGCAGAAACATAAGAACCAAAAGAAGAAGTGCCCGCAGTAAAACCTGTTGATGTGGCTGAGCTTTTATATACAACACCTCCACCAACTGTTACGGGTACTGAGGTTACCCCAGTCAAATCATAGATTGCTTTCATGGCAAAGCCACCACCCCCACCGCCTCCGTAATAGCTACCATCAGAGCACCAACTTCCCCCAGCACCCCACACGCGAGCGCGAACTTTGCCAATTCCTTGTGGAACAATCCATGTACCACTTGCGCCAAATATTTGAATTTGCCCTGTACCAAAAACTCCAGTTATGGGATTGGTTAAAGCGTTAGTTGTTTGAATAGTCATGTTAAGTTTCCTTGCAAGTTAACAATATTGCCTTTGTATGTACCCTTGACACCATTAACAGGCAATCCTGTATGGTCAAAAGCACCTGATGCTGTACCTGTATAGTTTGCATTTAACTTAGCCACGCCATTAACAACCACTTGACCTGAACCGCCTGACGGTGCTGTTGATGCCGCAACACCTACAAACGTACCACTAATTGCAGTTGAAGTAGTTGTTGTAGCAGTTGGTGATACTGGAGTTGTGGTTGAAGACGTAACTCCCGCAGTTGCTACTAGATTTGCGCATACTGGTACAGCATTAACAATCGCATAATATAAAGAACCGCTAGTAGTAAGCCATGCAACAACAACGTTATTAGCAATATTTGCAGTTACTGTTGGAAGTGAACCAAAATTAGAGTTACCTACAAATGTGCCAGAACCAGTTAAAGCAAAAGTTGAGTTGTTAGGGAATGTAATAGGAGCACTTGAAAAAGGGGCTGTTTTATTAGTCCAAGCCCAAATTGGTAAATTTGGCTGTGTTGGAGAATTATTAGGGTAAAACAAAACTGGATTACCTAATGCGGTTGTGCCAATTGCAACGTTTGAATATGACTGAACATTCGATGAATATATAGTGCCAGATTGAATAATCTGTTGGCAACCCTCATCCGACCACAACACATAAGCGTAGGAAGAAGAATTAGCAGTCATAAGACTGTATACGTTACCATTTCCAAACGATGGTCGCCCACCATAACAAGCGCCTTGCGCACCATAAGTTTGTTGTGTAGGGTTTGTATATGTAGTTCCTGTGGTGTTTTGTATTAAATTTACGTAAACAGAACCAGCGCCAGAATAGTAATAGGTTATATAAAACCCACCCCAAGCATTAGCACATAACCCAATGTTGTTACAACCTGCACTAATTACAGTTGTCGGGCCAGAAATAAGTGTATTTGTTGCGTCGTAAACCACATAAGATGGGTATCCGCTTGATCTATGGTAACCAACAGCATATCTGTCGTTAGATAACCCACAATTTGATACGCCATAGCCAGCACTTAAAGCCGCAGTAGAAGCTATATCTACTGAAGAAATTAAAGAATAAGTGCTTGAATACAGAGCATTTGTAACAACTGTTGAAGTTGTCATATAAGTTACAGCAAATTTACCAGAAGATAAAGTTGTAACAGATATATTATTAGCAACTTGTGTAGCGTAAGCCGTGCCTACAGTAATTGTTGTTTGTAAAACACCACCTACCGAAAATACAGATGCGTAAACTTTAAAATTAATACTATCAATATATGCAATTACAAATTTTCCATCAGGAAATGTAGCTGATGATGTCCCCATAACAGCATTTGTACTGTATAGCAATGTTGGGTTTACAACATATGCTGTAGATGTTTGAATGGAAATATTTCCAGTTGATGCCGCCGCTGTTGCTAATGCCGTTGGAACTGATCCTGAATAGCCAAGCCCAGATGAAGTACCCGATCCAGTTCCTAGCAAAGTAGATGCAGTAGTAGAACCCGTTGGCAAATATGTTGTTTTGCTAATTTGGCAATAATTTGTATTCCATGGAAAGTAGCTACCCCTATCCGCAGTTATCCAATGAAAATAAATTCCAGTTGACGTCTCAAGAGGTAGAGTATAAGCGTAGGTATTGATATTAATTGAAGTTAACGTTAAAGGCACAATCCCTGAAGCATTTGTTGCTATTACTGGTGTTCCAGAAGAGTTATACACCACATAATTTAATCCATAATAGTTACTAGTAGCATCCCCAAACAACATAATAAAATTACCACCTGACAATCCAAGCACAGGAGTAGCATATCCTCTCATTCCCCCACCGTTAATATTTGCCGTAGGAATTGTATTTTCTGCACCTAATGAATTTCCAGTAGGAAGAAACCTAAAACAAGGTGTGTATTTAGAACTAAGATAGTTGCAATAAGCGATTACAAAAGTTGTGCCATCAGATAGTGTTGTTACATCAGGACCGCCAAGAGTTCCAGAAGCGGTAGAAAATGTTCCTGTTGTGCTTGAGCTACCAGCGGCTGTATAAATAGCATAGTTAAATAAAGTGCTAGAAGATTGGTAAACAAAAATAAAAGAACTATCGCTTCTCGCTGAAATCCCAAACCAATATTGCGCGGAAGTTGCGGCTGGGGATAAAGTTACAAGTGAATATGTTGCAGTACCTGTAGCACCATAACCACGGAACACTACGTTTGGCCCACCAGCAGTGCAAGCGCCCAACACAAAGCCACCATTTGCCAAAGCAACTCCGTTTATTTGGTTATACGTACCACCTAAACTAAAACTTGTGTCTTGCGTAGCGCCTGTTGTAATAGAACCAGTATTTGTATAAATAGCATAGTTCATTGTTTGTGTTGTACCGCCAGCACTATTTACCCAAAACACAACAAAACCACCACCTGTTAATGCAATAACACTAATAGTAGCGTTAGATGTATTTGTATATGTACCAGATACGATTGTTGGTGCGACTACAACAGTATTGCTTGTGTCAACAATTTTAAAATATGGAACGCCATTCGAAGCATTCATTAAAACTTGAACAATGTTTCCATTTGTCAGCACCGCCGCGCCTCTGCCATTAGAACCCCCAGTAGCGCTACCAGCAGTGCTAAAAGAATTTACAAAAGCTTGTTGGCTAACTGGCATGTTTGCAGTTAGCGGAAAAGTTGCTGATGATGGCAACGTCATATTAGGCGCACCTTTGTAATCTCCATTTTGGTAATACACCAAATCACCCGCGCTAAAACCTGCGCTTGAACCAACTTCAATTACGCTTGTTGAGTTAGCGCTGTTTGCTGTTTGTTGAATAGAACGTGTCATTTTTAGCCCTCATATCCATAGATGTTGACGCTTATACCGGCAAGAGTAGCGTACGCTACAACAATCTTGCCAGACGTGCAGACCAAGCCACCACGTTCTAAAACGCTGTTGCCGGGGATTACTGTTTGATATTCAATGTACTCAGCCGCTGTTGGCGTTGCCGCCGCCGCAATTGCTAAGTTCACAGCGATAGGAAAACCCGTGCTGTTTGTCATTGAGACGTTAAAAGTAGATGGCGTTGCCGTTGCGGTATAAATAGATGTGTTTGTTGCCGCCGCAAGGTTTGCTTGACCTAGTGTTCCTGATGCCATGTTAGTTCCTTAAAATTGGCCGAAGAAGTACAGTTTGCCGTTTGTAACGCCAAGTGTTGCTGAGTCAACCCATTGTGGGGCTGTAGAAGAGCCAGTACTAGACAGTACAAACCCAGCAGAACCTGTGCCACCAGTGACACTTAAAGGTGTGTTTAATGTTAATGCCGTGGCTGAAAGCTGCATCTTATACGCGCTTTTGGCTTGTGCAAACCCGCCTACGTACCACTGGAACGCGTTGGTTGTACCCGTGCTATCCGTACCAAACACCATGTTGCCTGATTTGCCAGCACCAGACGGCGCAGAGGTCGTAAGAGAACCTTCATTTGGCCCAACAATTGTGTAATTTGCATCTGCATAGGTAGAGCTTGCAAAGCTCATGTCTATCCAACCAGAATCGTTTGTACTGTTATCCGCGTAAGCAACGATGTCAGCAGAGGCGCTTGAGCCACTGTTGGAGTTATAGATGTACGACTGGACGTACAGGTTTTGGTTGCCTACTGCCGCAAATGTTGGGTTTGTAGCGGTAAGCGCGGTTCCATTACCAACAGTCAGATACGTTCCATTAAACAGAAAATTAGGGCTGAACGCAGTAGTGTTTGGTGCAGTTTGATACGGCACTTGGAACGCCGCGCCACCGGCTAAAGATGTAGCAGTACTAGACGGCACACCTACGACCCAATTAAACGCCGTGCCAGTCCAACTCAAAACATATCCTGCTGTTGGGGCTGGGGCAAACCCCGTTACGTTTGTATTAGTTTGATATAACAACTGTCCAGCACCGCCGCCAGATACGTTGCCTACGCTTGTAGCGTTTGCCACTGGGGTAGCACCAATAGCCGCCACGATTTGTGCGGCTGATGCGGCTGTCATGGGCGATGTGCCGTTGCCGTACACAACCCCAGTTAATGTAGTTGCGCCAGTACCGCCGTTGGCAACAGGCAAAGTGCCAGTCAAACCAGAAATCAGCGAAGATGCAATCTTGACGTAGTCTGAACCGTTATACGCAATAACAGCTTTTTCCCCGTTGGCAATAGATACGCCAGTAGACACGCCAGTCTTGACTACAACAGCGTAGCCGCCAGTAGTAGCGTTGTTAACTACATAAACTTTGCTTGTGGCTGGTACAACTACGTTTTTAATCCCAGTACGCGCACCGTTAAATAACAACTGCATGTACTGCGCTGTTGTAGCGCTAATGTTGCTACCACCGTTATCACCCTGCGTTTTAGTCAGTGTTACATCTGCGTCGGTGGATAGTGTGTTAGTACCCGCAATAGCAATGTCAAGGTAATCGGTGATACCTTTATTAACATCATCACCCCAAACACCGGGTTGGGTGCCTGTGACTGGCTCAGCAAGTGCGAGTAGGGTTGTGTAATTGATTGTCATTACGAAATCCTTATGATCGCTGAAGTATTAGTGATCGCTGGGAATTGTACGGTGAACGTGCTAGAACTTGTTTTGTCATTTCCAAAATCTAATACGCAGATTGTTGGATTTGTTGTTCCATTCGCCAGATAAATCAACGCGCCTCTTGCGGTGATCGACCCCGTCCATGCAGCATTGTTAAAAGACAGATATGTTGTAGCCATACCTGTTTGATTCCCTATTGTAGGAATCTGAGAAATGGTCAAAATTTGACCGCCTGCCGCATAGTTACCGCCAGATGTTTCACCTATGCTGGTATACGCAGTGGTGGTTGCATCCAGTGTGGCTGCGTTGGTATAGAGGGCAATCTTAAATACTTGAGTCGTACCAGTATTAAAGTTAAACACCCCGTCAAGCAACCCAGTCTTGAAAGTATTTGTAGTGAAGTTGCCTGTAAATGCCATTTACATCACCCCACTGGTTGTTTGTATTGACCAGAACGATAGGAGTCTTGACGCTCCAAACCATCGCCCAGACGTTTTGCCAATGACAAAGCTTCCATGTACTTTTGGTTGTACAACTGCATCATGTCGGCTTCGCCCTTCATGTAGGTGTACGCTTCGACTAATGATCCGTACAAAAGAACCGTGTCAAAGTTATCTCCAAGCCATGAACGACCTGTTGCGGTCGTTGTAATAGACTCAGGGTAGAAGAAATACTGTAAATCTAAGCTATACACTGCACCCGGAGTTGGGCCAAATATAAAACGTAGTTCTAAATCAGATGCCGCCGTTGGCCCATATAAAGCGTAATACTGGGGTAGCCCAGTATCCGTAATTTTAGGATAGGCTTGACGTATGTAACTTACATCTTTGTTTAGCAAAAATTGATACGACGTAGTGTCGTCAATAACCGCCATTGAGTACACAGAAAGAAAATCTGTGGGGCAATCTACAAATTGCACGCCTGAGGCAGTACTCAATGTTACGGTTTTACGCAGTGATGGAAACTGTACCGAGTTATAAATGCGTTGCTCAGCCTGCTCCACGAAGACTGGAATCTCCGCAATAAAGCTCGTATCGGTATTCTCCGTATACGCTTGGATGGCAGCTTTTAACTCGGTATAGTTCATCTATTACGCCATTGGCCCTCTGCACATAAGACCTTTGGTAGCCGCGCCTGTACCGCGCATTTTGATGCCATCGGTTTTTGTTGGCTCATTACCAGCAGATTTACTATATTGCCCAACGCTAATGTCGGATGAATCTAGTTTGCTGCGGTTTGGTTCTTTGCCGGGGTTTTCCGCAATAGCAACGCCCTTGCCAGACATATCGTGTGGTTGGGCATAAACTTCGGCTGAACCAACTTCTTTGCCCATCATCTTTTTGCTAAAAGTAGCCATTATTTACCCCTTTGGTTTGCGACACGAGCCATGTTGCGTCCCATAGACTTCATCATGTCAGTTGTTACGCCACCTTTTTTAAGCGCGAGTTTAGTGCCTTTACCACCTTTATGCTCTTGCATATCGTGCTGTTTAAAAGCCTTTTTGATAAGAGCAACGTCTTGCTTCTTATCCATTTTCATGTCTTCTTTGCTGTCGCTTTTTGCCATTTTCAACTCCTAAGTTGTTACCACTGTGACTGTACCAAGTTGTACGACCAAATTCAAATTATTTGGCGTCAACGCTGCATCAAAACTGCTTGCACCTCCAACTGGTGCCCAACCCCATTGAAAGATTCGGCTACCACCTTGAGGTGTCCCAGTACCACTTTGTGTAGTGCCACCGTTTACATTCGTCTGTAATCCACTTGTTCCAGAAACTACATAGCTCCTGTCAGGACGTGGATTACGCAAAGCCTGTGGATCATCCACCGGCCACATACCTAACTGCAACTGCGGATGATCTGGGTCCCAGCACTCTGGACACACCAACAAGTTGTAGTTCTTAGTCTTGATAATCTCAGTCTTCAGAACCTTTAACTTGAACCGCTGACCACAGCGGTCACACTCCGAAATCGCATTCTTGCCAGAAGCAAAACGATTACCCACGACTACCTCCCAATGTAGGTCTGTCTAGGAACCAAACG